TTATCTATCGTTTAGCAAGAGCTCCAGAACGTAGAATTTTTTATATTGATGTTGGTAACTTACCTAAGTTGAAAGCAGAACAATATCTACAATCTGTTATGCAGAAGTATAAACAGAAAATAATTTATAATGCTTCTACTGGTGAAGTTGAAGACCAGAAAAAACAGATGTCTATGTTGGAAGACTTCTGGTTACCAAGAAGGGATGGTGGAAGAGGTACTGAAATAAACACATTACCATCTGGACAGAATCTTGGTGAAATTGAAGATATAGAATATTTTAGAAAAAAACTTTATCAGTCATTAAATATTCCTATTTCAAGAATAGAAGGAACAGAACAAACTTCTTTTAATTTAGGTCGTTCCTCAGAAATCAATAGGGATGAAATTAAGTTTGCTAAGTTTGTTGCTAAATTACGACATAGATTTTCAGCTCTATTCACAGATTTACTTAGGGTACAATTACTTCTTAAAGGAATTATTAAAGAAGAGGATTGGGCTGATATAGCAGAAAATCTTGAATATATTTGGTCTAAAGATTCACATTATGCAGAATTAAAGAATAATGAAATTCTTAGGGAAAGAATGGAACTCTTGCAGATGGTTGATGAATATAGTGGTAAGTTTGTTTCCGATCAATGGATTAGAAAACGAATCTTGCGTCTAACTGATGAAGAAATTCAACAGATTGATAAAGATAATGCGGCGGCCGGTAAAGGTGATCCAGATGATTTTGAAATTAATCCGGATCTGGTTGCACCAGTCGATATTCATAGGTAATTTATATGGCATTGAATGGATCTAGTTTTATAAAAAATTATAAAAAAAAACTGTCTGTTGAAAATATAGAGAGTGTTAATGAAGCGATTTATTATGCTTTTAAATTGACAGATATTTATGGTATAAATAAAATAAACAAAGCTTTATTTGAAGCATCTGTTAAATTTAATATTGATGAGGAAGTATTAACAAATAATATTGATAATTTTTTTGAAGGAGAAATGAATGAGTGATTTGAAACAAACAATATTTAAAAATATTTTAGATAAAAAGTTTACGAAAGCAAATAATGAGATGGCAAAATTAATGAAGGATAAAGTATTTGCTACTATAGATCAATTTAAGAAAAATTTTAAATATAATCCAGAAACTACTGCTATTGAACCAGTAAAACCTGATAACAAAGAGACTAAAGATGTTTGAAGCATTATCAAAGATAGCACGCAAAAAGATGTCGCGGATTATGAAGGCAAAGAGTAAGACTATTGCTAGAAAACGTGAAATAGCATTGAACAAAAAGGCAACACCCGAAAAGTTACTTAAAAGAGCTACAAAAAAGGCAAGAGATATACTTACTCAGAAAATTTTAAAAAACAGAAAAAAAGAAGATTTACCGATGGCCGGTAAAGAGGAATTGGAAAAGAAGTTAGATAAGAAAAAGGCAGTTATTAAAAAAATTGCTAAAAAATTATTACCAAAGATTAAACAATTAGAAAAAGAGCGTTTCAAGAAGCATCACTCTAAAGGAGAGGAAGAATGAAACTTATAACAGAGCATGTATCCGACCTTGAATATATTGTCGAAGGTAAAGGAAAGTCGCATTATATTAAAGGTATCTTTATGCAATCTGATATTAAAAATCAGAATGGTAGAGTTTATCCTTATTCAGTTTTGAAAAACGAAGTAAAAAATTATACAAAAAAATATGTTAATGAAGGTCGTGCTCTTGGTGAACTTGGACATCCAATGGGACCAACTATCAATCTTGACAGAGTTTCGCATCTTATTACAGAATTGGAAGAAGATGGTAAGAACTTTATAGGTAAAGCCAAAATCATGGATACACCTAATGGTAAAATTGTTAAAAATCTTTTAGAGTCTGGTGTTCGTTTGGGTGTTAGTTCAAGAGGTCTCGGTTCAATAAAAACAAATAAAGCTGGTGTAAATGAAGTTCAAAAAGATTTTACATTAAGTACAGTTGATATTGTAGCAGATCCATCAGCACCTTCTGCTTTCGTAAATGGTATTATGGAAGGCAAAGAATTTACTGTTACAGGAGAAATTGAGGAACACATTAGGCAAGATGTTCATAACACTACTTCAAAGAGATTAGATAGCAAACACATTGAATTGTTTGAAAAATTTCTTGGAAGTCTATAAAAATCCTAGACTTTCTAGGTATTATAAATATATAACATAGATGTAATTCACACTTTAAAGGGAGTATTAACATGGCTAACGAAGAAATCCTTGATGATGGAGAAATTGAAAAAAAAATTATGGAAGGTGCCGCGGCAATTAAAGCTAAGAGATTAAAAGACGAAGAAAAAGATGAAGTTGAAGAAGGTGAACTTCCTCCTGCTTTGAAAAAAGCTATTGATAAGAAAAAAGGTAAAGATGACGATGACGATGAGGATGAGGAAGAAGTTGAAGAAGCAAAGAGTTCTAATAAAGACGTAGGTGCACCTGATATTGATCCTAAAACAGGACGTTCAGATTCAGAGCCTGATGGAGAAGAAAATAAGAAGAAACAAAAAGCACCTAAAACAAAGAAATCTGATGCGTCTCCAAAAGCAGAAGGTAAAATGTCAGAAATTGACGCTATGATAAAAGATGGTAAGTCAGCTGAAGAGATTGCAAAAGAATTAAAATTAGACCTTAATGCTGTTAAGAAAACTTTAAAGAGTTATAAAGAAGAAATCGAAGTTAATGTTGACGAAGACGTTGCTGCTCTAGTAGATGGTGAAGAACTCTCCGAAGAGTTCAAAACTAAAGCTGCTACAATCTTTGAAGCTGCTGTTAAGTCTAAAATTGCTAATATTCGTAAACAGATTCGCGAAGAGTCTAAGAAAGAACAAGACGAGCGTATTGATTCCATGCAGGAAGAAATGACAGAGAGCATGGATAATTATCTTAACTATGCTGTAAAAGAATGGATGGAAGAAAATAAGCTTGCTGTTGATACAGGAGTTCGTAACGAAATCACGGAGAGTTTTATTTCTGGTTTGAAAAAATTGTTTGAAGAGCATTATATTGATGTTCCAGACGAGAAGGAAGATGTATTTGAAAATCTTGTAGTTGAAGTAGCCGAGTTGGAAACAAAACTTGACGAATCAACTCAGAAACATATGGATATGGTGAAGGAATTAAATACATACAAAGCTAAAGATATTTTCAAAACAGTCTCAGAGGGAATGGTTGATACTGATGTTGAAAAATTTATTGAATTAACAGAAGATGTTGACTACAATACTGATGAACAGTATGCGGAAAAACTCAATGTTATTAAAAATAGTTATTTCAAATCAGATAGCAAAGTAGTAACTGATAACAAAAAGACTGCTGGTACCAATAATCCAGTTGTAGATGGAAAAAGTGAAAATAGTTACATGGATGGTATTATGAAAGCAATCAGTAATCACAAATAAATTTATGGAATGATTGAAGTTTTAAACTAAATTAATTAACTAATATTAAAGGAGTATAACAATGTATCTTGCTGAAGATATTAAAGACAAATGGGCACCAGTAATGGAGCACAAGGATCTTGATCCGATCAAAGATCCGTATAAGCGTGATGTAACATTGCGTTTGTTGGAAAATCAGGAGAAGTTTCTTAGCAGCATAAACGAAGCATCTCCACTTAACTCAATGGGTGCTTCTTCTTCAACTCCCGGTGACGGAAAAGTTGATACTTGGGATCCAATTTTGATCTCCCTAGTTCGTAGAGCAATGCCTAAATTGATTGCTTATGATGTTGCAGGAGTTCAACCAATGTCTGGTCCTACCGGACTCATTTTCGCAATGAAAGCTACTTATGCTGACAGAACGACGGAAGCACTTCATAACGAAGCTGATACCGATACGTCTGGTAATGCTACTCCTGCTCATGTAGGTCTAGCTAGTGGTACTAATCCGTTTGGTGGTACTTGGACAACTGGTGAAGGAATGGCTACCTCTACTGCTGAAGCACTTGGCGATGCATCTGGAAACTATTTCGCAGAAATGGCATTCACCATCGACCAAACTTCTGTTGAAGCTAAATCCAGAGCTCTCAAAGCTGAGTACTCAACGGAATTGGCACAGGATCTTAAAGCCGTACATGGTCTGGATGCTGAAACGGAATTGGCAAACATTCTCTCCACAGAGATTCTTGCTGAAATCAACCGTGAAGTTATCCGACGTATCTATGTAAATGCTAAAGCTGGTGCATCTGCTACGTCTACACCTGGTACTTTCGATTTGGACACCGACTCTAACGGTCGATGGTCAGTTGAAAAATTCAAAGGTCTAATGTTCCAGATTGAACGTGATCGTAATGAGATTGCTTTTGACACGAAACGTGGAAAAGGTAATGTTATGATTTGTTCTGCTGATATTGCTTCTGCACTATCTATGTCTGGTATGTTGGAGACTGGTCACGGTATTGATCCTGATACTTCTGGAAATACCTTTGTTGGTACTTTCAATGGTATGAAAGTTCATGTTGATCCTTATTACGGTTCAGCAGTTGGTCAAATGTACGTTGTTGGTTATAAGGGATCTTCTCCTTATGATGCAGGAATGTTCTATTGTCCATACGTTCCACTACAAATGGTTCGTGCGATGGGTGAGCAAACCTTCCAACCGAAAATCGGCTTTAAAACCCGATATGGTATGGTTGATAATCCATTCGTAACGGCTGGATCAGGAAACAATGTATATTACAGAAAAGTTAAAGTTTCTAACTTGATGTAATTTCAGTTTCATCGAAATCAGGGGGATAGGGTTTTTACCTTATCCCTCTTTTTTTTTGGAAGGCAAACAAGAACGGGCGTCATTCGTGTTTTCGCTACCTTAGGGCATTCATTCTTGTGGGGGGCATCGTCATAGATGCTCCCCAACTTCTTCCTTGTATCATGGGTTTGGCTTTGTTATAATTTATATGTGGTGGATTTAGAAATCAATATATACATTAATACTTTAATATCTTAATAATGCCTAACTTGGAAAGACTCCAGATAAGCAATCCTGTAGCATCTAATTCATACCAATTAACTTTTGTAGTATATCTTTTAGCATTATAGTGATGATTATTATGCCATCCTTCTCCAAAGCTTAGTAGTGCACTCCACCAACAATTAGTAGAGTTATCCCCTTTTATTTTATAATTAGTATATCCAAACATATGGCAAGCACTATTAACTAGCCAGGTAATGTGATATACTAATACTAGACGTACAAATATTCCCCATACAACCCAAGAAATGCCTCCTATTAAATAGAATATAATTCCTAACTGCACTTGAATATCAATAAAATGCTTATCTAAAAATTGGTAGAATTTATTATTATTAATATCTTTAGTATATTTTCTTAATCTGGTTTCATTATCAAATTTATGTCTATCGTAAAACATCCATCCTATATGTGACCACAAAAATCCTTGACTCGCATCATGTGGATCATCGCGTGTATCTGTACCTTGATGATGCATTCTATGTTGTGCTACCCATTTTAGAGGACCATTTTGGCATGCTAATGTTCCACAAAATACAACAAAATAATCTAACCATTGTGGCATGGTCATGCTTCGATGTGTTAAATATCTATGAAATCCAAGACAAATTCCAACAGAAGCAGTTAACCAATACATGAATAACATTAGACTAACTGCTGACCAACAGAACGTAGAAGGGAGTAATGCTAGGAGGGCACCTAGGTGTAGAAATACGAAAAATCCTATTGTTTTCTTATTTTTTTTCATTATAAAAGTCTTCCTTGTATAAATTATAAATACTAAGTATAATACTTATAATAGTAAAATAAAAGGAAAACATAATGGCTATAGCTAATCAACCATCTAATATTAATTACTTGAGTGTAGTAAATTTTGAAACGAACTTTAGTAGAATACCAAACGTAAGCTATTTTTGTAACCGTGTATCTATTCCTGGGATGGCATTAAGTAGTGCACTTCAACCTAATCCTTTTGCGAATGTTCCAATAGAAGGTACTCATTTAGATTTTGAAGATTTAAATATAAGTTTTATAGTTGATGAAGATATGAAAAACTATTTGGAACTTTATGATTGGTTAAACTCAATAGGATTCCCGGAAACATTTGAACAATATACTAAAGATCCTAGTGGAGAGCCGTTAACAGTAAAGTCTGATATTAATGTGATAATACATACTAATAAATCTAACCCAAATTATAATGTAACCTTTAAAGATGTATTTCCTGTTATATTAGGACCTGTAGAATTTGATACCAATGCTGCTTCTATTGATCCTATTGTTGTTGATGCTACCTTTAAATATACTGGTGCATTTACTATAAAAAAACTTGAATAATTTCTTCCTTGTATATACCCATTATATTTGATATACTTGTAACATGAATATTAATGAATTAACAGAAATGTGTGAGAAAGACTGTAAAATTGACATTACAGACCTTGATGGGTATTCTGTGTCAATTCCAGAATTAGCTAATAAATATCATCAACTAGCTTATATTGAAAAAAATCTTTTACGTTATCTTCAAAGTGAATATAAAATTATAAAACTTGCTAGATGGAAATATTATTCTGGAAAGGCTGATCCAAAAGAATATGAAGATGACCCGTTTGATTTGAAAGTATTAAAAAATGATATGGATTTATTTTTAGATGGTGATGTTCAAGTTCTTACTATAAAGAATAAGATGGAAGAACAGGAAGAAAAAATTAAATTGATAAATGAAACTGCTAAAGTTATTCAAAATGCATCTTTTAATATTTCTAATACAATTAAGTGGAAGAAATTCTTGGCGGGCGATTTGACATGATAGTAGCTGCAAAATTAAATGAAACATATTTACAATTATCTTGTGAGAAACATATCTCCTATGAGTTAAACGAATACTTTGCATTTAAAGTTCCTAATGCACAATTTCATCCTAAAGTAAGAGCAAAGATGTGGGATGGTAAGATACGTTTATTTAATATGCAAACAGGTCAACTCTATTTAGGTTTACTTCCATATCTTAAAGAATGGGCAGATAAACATACATATAAACTACAAACAGATATTATAGATGCAAGACATTTAAAAGAAGGTGATGTAGAAAAGATTAAAGAGTTTTTTGATTCTCTTAATTTACATTGTAAAAATAAACCAATCATACCTAGGGATTATCAGATAGCATCTTTTTTGAAATGTGTATCGAATGATAGAGCTCTTTTACTTTCACCCACGTCCTCTGGTAAGAGTCTGGTTATTTATGCGTTAATAAGATGGTATCAAAAATTTTTAGACGATGATAAAATATTGATTTTAGTTCCAACAGTAAATTTAACTACACAAATGTATGGTGACTTTGGTGATTATTCGTCACATGATAAATGGAATGTAGAGGAACAATGTCATAAAATATATTCTGGTAAAGAAAAGACAGCCAATCAACAAATATATATAAGTACATGGCAAAGTCTTCACCGATTACCAAAAGAATATTTTGAACAGTTTTCTTTGATTGTAGGTGATGAAGCACATTTAGCGACAGCACAAGCGATGAAAGGAATATTGGAGAAGGCTACTTCATGTAGATATCGTTTTGGTACTACGGGAACTTTAACAGATTGTAAAACAAACAAACTAGTCCTTGAAGGATTGTTTGGAAAAACATATAAAGCCATCACCTCTAAAGATTTGATGGACAATAAACATATTTCCAAATTAAATATACAATGTTTACAATTAGAGTATCCTGAAGTAGAACGTAAAGCGATGAACAAAAAAACATATAAAGAGGAGATAGATTTTATTGTATCTCATCCAAAACGAAATAACTTTATATGTAATTTAGCATTAGAACAAAAAGGTAATACGTTGATCTTGTTTAACTACGTTGAGAAACATGGAAAGGTGTTAGTCAAACAGTTACTTGAGAAAGTAAAAGATAGACAAATCTTTTTTATAGCTGGTGAAACTGATGTTGAACAAAGAGAGGATATCAGAAAAGCAACAGAAGGTGAAGAAAATGCAATTATTGTTGCAAGTTCTGGTGTTTTATCTACAGGAGTTAATATAAAGAATTTACAATATTTAATTTTTGCTCATCCATATAAAGCTAAAATAAGAAATTTACAGTCTATTGGTCGAGTGTTAAGATTAGATGATAAGAACAACAAAGCAGTATTATATGATATTATTGATGATTTACATTGGAAGAAACATGATAATTATGGATTAAAACATTGGAAGGAAAGATTAAGTATTTATTTAAAAGAAAAATTTGATTATGATTATACATTAATACCATTGTAGAAGGAGATCGTTTATGAGTAAAACTTATAAACATGCTAAAACTGAGCATAGATTTAGAAAAAATAGATGGAAGAAAAAATCATTAAACAAAACTGATACAAAACGAAAGATCATAGGGGAATTGGAGGACAATGAAAACCACAAAGAAATGTTTGAATTGCAAGATTTTGACTATGAAGAAAATGGCCGAAGGTATTACACATCATAAATGGTGGTCATATTATGAATGTGAAAAGTGTAGCAAGATACAAACATATCGTCTTAATAGACCACCTACAATAAAAACTGAATATTCAGTTCATAGTACAGAATCAACCTGCATCGGAATTAATGCAGAGAATTGGCCAAATAATGAATAATTTTAATTATAGTGATAAATATCCAAATGAATGTAGAGGAGAACCAGTTATGAGAGAGATGTTGAAAGTACAAATTTACAGGGAAACTGATAATCCAATACCATCGTATAAAAAGGATGGTGATGCTGGTATGGATATTAGAGCTAATGAGGACATATCCCTTCCTTCATTTATATGGACTACGGTTAGTACAGGTCTTTACATTATTATACCATACGGTTATGAGGGACAAGTTCGTTCACGTTCTGGTCTAGCTGCAAATCATGGTATTCAAGTTTTAAATTCACCTGGTACTATTGATTCTGGATATCGGGATGAGTTAAAAATTATTCTAAAAAATAATGCCTATGCACCATATGATGTTAAAAAAGGTGATAGAATAGCACAACTAGTTATTAAACCTGTAATAATGTCTGAAATGGTAGAGATAGATAAAGGTACTCACATTATTGAATCTGAAAATGAAAATCGAGGTGGAGGCCTTGGTTCAACTGGAGTGAAATAATGGGTAATCCAAAACACTATGTAGATAATGAAGTTTTCTTTATAGAAATTAAAAAATGGAAACAGCGAGTGCTTGATGCTAGAGAGGTAGAAGAACCTGATCCACCTAGTACAGAACTTATGGGTGATTGTTTTTTAAAGATATCAGAAAATCTAGCTTGGAGGCCTAATTTTATTAATTATACTTTTCGTGATGATATGATATCAGATGGTGTTGAGAATTGTTTACTTTATGCTCATAATTTTAATCCAGAAAAATCAAAGAACCCCTTTTCTTACTTTACACAAATAATTCATCATGCTTATGTTAGGCGTATTGTAAAAGAAAAGAAACAAATGCACATAAGATATAAAATAATACAAGAGGAGGAATTAAAAGAACAAATAAATGCATCAGTAGAAGATAGTTCTAATTATACTACAATCAAAAATTATAGAAATTATTTAGATTCACATGATAAGTATGCTGAAAATCCACACACTAAAAAACCCAAAAAGAAAACTGCTTTGGAATTATTCATGCGTAAATAACAAAGGAAAAAATGGATTACACGGTTCTGTTTTTTAAAGAATGTGCAAGGTGTAAACAGTTTGAACCAGATCATAAGCATAGTAATTGTAGTTTTAGTATAGTTCGTACAGAAAAATGTGTACAACAACTTTTTGAATGTACCAGATGTAAATTTAAATGGACAAAGGAACTTCATAATGAAAATAGCATTGATAACAGACCAACACTTCGGAGGAAAACAGGATAGTCAATCCTTCTCTGATTTTATAGAAAAATTCTACACGAATCAATTTTTCCCATATTTAAAAGACAATAATATATCTACAGTAATAGATTTGGGTGATACCTTTGACCGTAGAAAATACGTCAATTTTAATACATTACATAATGTAAAAAGATTTTATTTTGATGTTCTAAGAGAGAATCATATCCAATTACATTCTATTGTTGGTAATCATTCTACTTATTATAGAAATACGAATGATATTAATAGTTCAGAATTATTATATGGTCATTATGAAAATGTACAAGCTTACCCCAATCCCACCACAATAACCCTTGATGGCACAGACATTGACCTTTTACCTTGGATTAACTCTGAAAACTATGATATAATGATGGAGTTTATTAAAGATTCAAAATCCCAAGTGGGTTTTGGTCATTTAGAAGTTGATGGTTTTGCTATGTATAAAGGATATGTAGCAGATTCAGGACTTCCAAAAACTTTATTTAATAGATATGAGGTATTATGTTCTGGTCATTATCATCATAAATCAAGTAGTGATAATATTCACTATCTTGGAGCACCCTATGAGATAACCTGGAATGATTATGATGATCCAAAAGGGTTTCATATTTTTGATACAAAAACAAGAGAATTAGAGTTTATAAAAAATAAGTATCGTTTGTTTGAAAAAATATATTATGATGATAGTGGTAATGTTGATTTTTCAAAAATAGATACTAGTTATTATAAAGATAAGATTATAAAATTAATTGTTGAAGAAAAAACTAATGTAGGTAATTTTGAAAATTTTGTAGAACGGTTATATAAATCAGAATTAGCTGATTTAATAATTCTGGAAGATTTATCAGAA